ACAGCTAATAAACTCATGTTCAGGGTTCTTGCCCAAATGCCAAGCTGGAAACGCAACAGAGGCTAAAGTAGATTTACCATGTCGTGGTGGCATAAACAACATAAGTCGAGGTGACTTTCTGTCATTTACATCTTGGCTGAACTTTTCCAACCGTAGACATATGTCCTTGTGTACCCAACCTGGAACGTAGTCTGGATTAAAACGTTCCACGAACGGTAACAAATGCTTACGTGACAATGCACGCAACGCAAGTTCTTTCTGGGCTTTTAATTGTGCAGTTTCTTCTGGAGTTGGTTCTTCTGCAACTTCTTCGATTACAGGTTCTTCAACTCTTTCTGCTTCGTCGGCTTTACAGTATACGCAGATCTGATCATCACTGGGGTACAGTGTATCTGGATGTAACGCTTTACACGTTACGCATTCAATCTTGTTTATTTCCATCAATCTCTAGTTCTGCTTCAGTTTCAATAACTACTCTAGCTCCGCAGGGTAGGATAGGTTTATCTGTACCACCATAACGAACAGTAGAATCACCTTTTATAGTTACTTCGTGACAATAGGTATTCTTTTTACCTTCTTTCACAGTTATAACTGGCTCATTCGTACCATGTTTTAAGTTAGCCTTTATCTTATGTTGGTTAACGTGAATGTATTTAATCTTTCTTTTCTCCATCCTTTTTAGGTATAAGATATTGGTTATCAGTTCCCGCTATCTTGAGTAATTCAGAATCTGGTAGTTTTTCTAGTTGTTCTACAGTTCTATCCAGATTGATATTGATTTGTGTAGCATGCTCTGGAGCAAATAGACCGTGGAGCTTGCACAATGAATCGGTGATAACTTTCTCTTCTGTCGCTGTTACCGATTTACGGTGCGCTTCTAAGTACATGCTTGTCGCTGTTTGTTTATCAAACTTAATTTCTTCTTTGAATTCTTCGCGCATCTTAGCAACCATCTTTTGTACTGCTGGCTTCTTAAATACTTTGTAAACATGCTCATTATCCCTATATCCAGCTGCGCGTCCCGCTGCAGCTTTCGACATGCCACGGAGATGAAAAAGGATGAGGCGTTCTTCTTGAACACTTAACTCATTAAGCTTGACATCGACATAAGGATAATGAGACTGAAGCTCGGCCCTTTCTTGTTCAAAATTTTGGTCTTTATCAGTCATTTTCTTTGAATTCTACTATATTTTTACACCACCAATAAAGCTCATCTTCTCTTAGATTGTGTTTTAACATATTTGCTCTATTACAAACTAGCTGAATATTAGTGACTAAATACTCAATATCTGGATTTATTCGATCAATAGAGGCATTCAAATCTTTTCTGCCACTACCATCTTTATGATAAGTCATAAACAATCCAGTCAATGCACACTTACCTTCTTGTTTATCCCATAGTTCTAAAACATCTTCTACTTCAATATCCCAAACAACTTTAGTTTTTTCTTTTTTAGTTCTTCCGTGTTTAAGTTGGCCAAAGAGGCGGGTTAAGTAATTCTGTGGTGTTGCACTAGCGGTCTTTCGTCGTAGCATGTCAACGCAAGGTCTGCACTTTTTTGAATAGACTGTGCCACGATCATTTCGGGTTCCAAAATTCTCTAAAGGCAACTCCTTTTTGCAAGAAGTACATTTCCTCGTACTCATGCTTGCCCACTGTAGCACAAATTTTTGCTAGAAAATTTTTTTAGTAAAATTTTTTTCTATATTGCTCACGCAGTGCCCTTACTATCATCATTTAGCCACCCCCTTCCCCGATCCGAATTTTGGAACCTTGTTTTAGATTTTACCAGCTTGGAACCTTGTCTAATTACCGTAGACATTTAGTTTGTGTCTCATCGCCGACGGGCTAGTCCTCATCGCCGGACGGGCTAGTTCTTCACGTGAAGAACCAAACGTTTACTTTTTGAAAAAAGTAAAACAAAAACTTTTAAGGCAGAAAGCCCACGCTTCGTAGTTACTACCACACAAGATTCACAAACACCTTCGACAAGCTCGGTGTTTCTACCCCACCATTATAAGAAAGGAGATTTATTCTTTAATCTTTAAAATTAATACCTTTCTGTTTTATGGAGTATATATGAAAAATATAGTACTAAATCTGCTGGCAAGAGCAGACAAAATCTTTGCCACTACTAAGCTTGGAAACTTTAAGTTCAAAGCTACTGTGATTAACCCAGCTAAGGCGTCAGCACCTCAAGACCCTTCAGTAAAAGCTACTAAGCCGATAGACCAGTTCTTCGACTATGCAGTTCTGAAGAATAACGGTGCTTTCTCTATCCAGATAGCTAAAGGTGTTACTCTTACGCACGAGTCAGGACCAATCACTTTTTATCCTCAAGAGATAAATGATAAGTCTGACGCCCCCGTTGTAGTTGCACCAGCTCAGGAAGCCGTTTAATGAGCTTTGAGCAAAGAGTACAGAGAGTCCTTAACGGGGCTCTCTCCTCTATAAATGCTTTCTCTGCTGGATACAACCAACCTGTTGAGACTACTGCTAAAGATATTGATAGAGCTAAGAAAGCTTTATACGCTGTCAAATCTCCTCATATGACTGATGAGCAATTTGAAGCCCTATCCTTTGAGTTCTTACATAGGTTGCATAACTATCCAAACATGGAAGACTGACCTCCCTTGGAAGGTAGCCACTATCCCCCCGTGGTTACCTTCCTTTTTTTGTAGCCCGACTACTATCATCTGCCCTACCTACTACTATCACCATGTGCAACATGGAGCGTACAAGTACCGTGGTTGTGCAAAGAGTGTGCAAACGAGTGCAGGGAAGGTGTACCGGGTGTACCAGCAGTGTACCACCTGCAAACACAGCGTGCGGTACACCTACAGACCAGTAATTTACTGTAGTCTGTAGCGTTTGCCGGTCTTTGTACCAGGTGTACCACAGGTTTTGCGTTAGCTTTAGAAATAGACCGTGGACCGTGGTTATAGAATCTTAGTTCGATTCGTTAATTAACCGGTACAAATGGTACACCTGCCACGAAACGTAGCTAACGCAAGGGTTTCCGGTGTACCACGTGCTTTTTAGTTCTGGTACACCCTGAAGCAAAAGCTCAATAGAATCAATAGCTTAGGGTGTACCGGGGTGTACCACTAATGGAAAACACCTTCGCAGGCTCGGTGTTGGTACTCCACAATAATAAATTCATTAATAAATATAGGAGAAAAATATGAATAAAGTAAAAATGACCTTTAAAGATTGGGACTGTGAATTGGTTGTAAGACCTTACATGGATCCTCCTCTGGCTTGTATTCAGCTGGTTGGTGCCGAAGGTACTAGCTATGAACATGAGCCAATAGCGATAGCAACTTGTAATCTGCCTGAACAATGGGACGATTTCTGTCACGATGTGGGCGTTTACAACATTGCGAACCCTGACAAATGCTTATCGAGAGAAGGTGTTAAAGGCTCTTTGCCTTTGACCTTTATCAAAGATTATTCAGAGAATGAAGGCATGTTGGATGCGTTGCTTGAGCATGACATTGTCGTTGGCTTTACCGAAAACGGTGATGAAACTAAGCACAAAGATGACATGCTTTGGTATCACAATGGCTTCATACGTGCACCGCTCGTAGCTGTTTCTGATCTAACTTTGATCAAACAGTATCGTGAAGCCTTTTGTGGGAGAAAGTTATAAAACACCGAGCACAAGGCTCGGCGTTAGTACTTCACAAAAGTAAATTAATTAATAAATATAGGAGTAAAATCATGGCAATACCTGAAAATGTAATGCAATTCGTGGATATCCACGACCCAATGGAGCAGACTACTCACCAAGTTGAAGAGTCTGTATTTAGTAACTGGTGTCGAGAGCATCAAGCAGAAGTTCACATCTTTATGGATGTGTATGGTCTGACTTATCAAGACGCCGAAAGACAAGCGTTTCTCTACTTCAATGGAATACTCAATTAAAGTAGGAGACAAAGTTCAAGTTAAAGGTCACTGCATCTTTGGGACAGTCATTAAGTGGCTGTCCCCAACTAGAGTAGTTATCTGGGACGATGAGCTATCACATAGAGTGGTTAGTCCTACAAGGAGTTATCACCCTAGTCAATTAAAAAGAATTCAAAGTGACTTAAACATCTAAGCCACTTGAATAGGTGCATTTATGTGAGTAAATGTGTTTTATTAATCACTTAATATATTAGGAGTAAAAAATATGAGTGAATACTTTGACCCAAGCGAGCAAGAGACTAAAGAGCTCTTGCCTAAAAATGAATCTGAAATGAGTGACTACACAGAAGACACTATTGCAGATTCTGAAGGTGCTCAAGCTAGACAAGCTAGAGCTGACATTGTTTTACCAGATTGGTATTTTCGCAAGTTTGCGTTGACTGACTTTGGTAAACCAACTTTCAATCCAGCTGTTGTGGCTTCCATCATGGCTGTGTTTGACACTAAGTTCGGTACCGACCTTCTTTTCAAGGATATTGACCTTGGTACAGATAAAGATGGTAATAAGAAGGTTTTGACTGCTGAAGAGCAACAAATCAAATACGAACATGCAGTTAACGATATTGTAACTGGTATTCGTCACTTATTGATTGTTGACCCACAGTCTACTGGTCTTAACTTTCTACAGCTTTGTACTAGAACTTGGTCTGAGTTCGTAAGTGTCTGTTACGAATACCAAGACTCTATGAGCAATATGAAAGATGATGACATTCCTGACTGGCTTATCGAGCGTGAGCAAAAGATGATTGACCTTGGTCGCAAATCAAGAATGTTGTCTTCTGCTTTGACAATCATTGACAATGATTTCGGTTTGAAAGATACGAAGATTAATAAGTCTCGTGTTCAATCCGCAGTTGAGCAAAGATTGCAAAGACTTGCTGAGTGGAACTTCAATCAACAAGCTGATGCAAGTGGCAAGAGTAAGCGTGAAATGAATCTTCAGGCTTCTGCTCACATGCAAAGCATTGTAGATAACGCGTAAGTGTACAAAGTCCTATCGTAATTTAGATTGTTATCTAGATAACTTGTAACGGTTATACCTACTAAGTTGCGATAGGCACAGAATTCGGCTCTAAAGTTATAAAAAAGTCGAGTCCTGAAAGAGTGAGCCGAACGGTTCTGTTCCATGAACTGCCAAAAGGCTCTTCAGGATTCGCACAGAATTTAAAGTCCTACGCTGTTATACGCACCACGTGGACGCTGGTTGATGCGGTTTTAGCTAAACAACCCCTCAGCGTAGGCACAGAATTCGGCTCATTTATCTACAAGTCGAAGTCTAAGTAGGGAGCCGAATAGGTTCAAATATACCTTTTCATAACTACTTAGGCTTCGCATTAATTAATATAGGAGAAAATATGCAATATCGTAGTAATCTACCAAGACCTTTTAACAAAGGTAAAAAAGCAGGCGACCGCAAGGTTATTTCATCAACTTCAGTGAATGGCAAAACTGTGCACCAGCAAGTGGTGTATCAGATTGATGGTCAATCACTTACAAGACACGAGAAAGTGTAATGGGCTTAGATATGATGGCTGGTTGGGCCGAACCTCAACCAAAACCAGAAGGCAATGTAGTGCCTATCAAAGAAGAAGAACTTCAGATTAATGCTGAGTTTGATTGGCGTAAGCATTCAAGACTACATAATCT